ACAAGTACCCGCACGCTGTCGCCGGCCTTGACCTGGCGATCGCACCCATCGCCGACACGGCCTTCAACCGGTCCAAGTCCTGGCTCAAGCCGCTCGAGTATGCGGCGCTCGGCGTGCCGTGCGTCGTGTCACCATCGGACGAGTACCGGCGGCTGGGCGTCGGGCGCATCGCGGCGAAGCCGAGGCACTGGAAGGCGGCGCTGACGGCGCTCATGACGAGCCACCAGGCCTACGACGAGGCTGTCGCTGAGGGCCTCGAGATCGCCGAGAAGTGGACGTACCAGGCGAACGCCAGCCGTTGGTACGACGCATGGGCGGGTTGACCCGCCTGTATGGTCACGACCATGCCGACGCCAGCTGAAGATGCCGTCATGGCCCAGGAGGTCGCTGCGCAGCGCCTGCTGCCGCCCGTGCAGATGGCCATCTCCGCCGCTCGCGCCGGTGCCACCGTCGCGCCAGCGACGCTGCTCTCGGCGATCGAGCTCGCGGTGTTCTCAGCCATGGTCTTCTACGTTGCCTCTGCCATGCGCCAGGCCGGCCCAGCCGCACCGCCGGCCAGGCCGACCACGGACCAGCTCCGCCAGCAGGCCGCAGCCGTCGCGCCCACGCTCACCAAGCACGTGTGGGACGACGTGTCCACGCACGTCGCGTCGCATCCCGAGAACAGCCGCAAGGATGACGCTGCCTTCACGAAGGAGTACGTCAGGTCCACCGCCACCCAGGCGGCCAGCCAGTCGATCATGTCAGTAGCCGACGAGCTCGGGTTCGGCATCAAGATCTGGATCAGCCGCGGCGACAGCAAGGTCCGTGACTCGCACCGGAAGCTCCACGGCCGGCCCGTCGACCGTGACAAGCCGTTCAAGCGCTGGCCCGACGGTCAGGTGCTCGACTACCCGGGCGACCGCCACGCGCCCATCGGCGAGTGGATCCACTGCCGCTGCAGCATGTGGCTTGCACCGTCGCGCGAGATGGCCACCGAGGCCTTGGCGCCGGCGGACCTGGACAAGGCGTTCAACCTGGCGGCCAGCCTGGAGCAGAGGTGGTTCGAAGATGGCTGAGGACTTCGACCCGACGGGTGCGACCAAGGAAGAGATCGACCGGCACGAGGCCGAGGACCGCAAGGACCAGACCCGTGTCGGGAAGCCGTTCCCGTTCTGGCTGCAGCGCAACGAGGACCGGGAGGAGTACGCGGAGCTCGCCGAGATCCTGCTTCCGATCGTGAAGTCGAACAAGAAGCTCTGGCGGTTCGACTTCGAGGCCTACAGCGAGATCCTCACGGACCACGACCGCCCGGACCTGGGTGAGGTCCTGCTCGTCGCCGCGACCGAGTGGCGAGCCGACGCCGCGTCGCGCCACGCCGGCGGCATCCGGTTCGGCAAGGACGAGGTCGCGATCCGCCGGGGTGCAACGTCGATCACCGAGCACATGCCGATCCCGGTCGTGCCGTGCAGCTACAAGGACCCGCGCACGCTCACGAAGTGCACCGACGCATCGATCCCAGGTGCCCTCCGCTGCCGGCGCCACGGCGGCGACTGGATCGACCCGCGGATCAGGCAGCACCTGCTCATGGCCAGCTACATGACGCTGGTTGAGGGCACCGAGATCGCAGTCGAGGCTCTGCTCTACGTCGCCCAGCACGGCCGGCGCGAAGAGGCGCGGGTCATGGCCGCCAAGGAGATCCTCGACCGCGCCGGCATCCGCGCCGGTGTCGACATCCACGTCGTCCACGAAGACGGCGACGCCGAGAGCCAGATCGCGAAGCTCCACGACCGCCTGGACCGGATGGCCGAGTCCATCACGGCCAAGGCCGAGCTCGAGACCAAGACGATCGTGGACGCGGAGATCGTCGAGGACGAGCCGGAGCCGGAGTCGGAGCTCAACGCAGAGCCCGTGACGGCCGAGCCGGAGGAGCCGGATGGACGGTGAGTCCATCGCCGAGCAGATCGCCAAGATGGCGAAGGCTGACCGCGAGCGCATCCTCGACGGTATCGACCTGGACTCGCTCGAGTACGACCCTGAGTTCTGGCTTCGACCCAGCCAGAAGGAGGCGCTGCGCGCCGTCGAGTGGCTGATCATGATGCTCGCCGGCCGCGGCGCCGGCAAGACGCGGACCGGCGCGGAGTGGGTCCGTGAGCAGGCGCGGATGCCCATGACCCGCATCGCGCTCGTCGCGCGGACCGTGGGTGACGTCCGTGACACCATGGTCCAGGGCGAGTCCGGGATCATGGCGATCCACCCGCCGTCGGAGGCGCCTGAGTACACGCCGTCGTTGCGCCGCATCACCTGGCCGAACGGGTCCGTCGCGACGACGTACTCGGCGGAGAAGCCGAGCCAGCTCCGTGGTCCGCAGTTCCACAAGGCCTGGGCAGATGAGCTCGCCAGCTGGAAGCTCAAGCCGGACGACTCCGGGCTGAACGCCTGGGACAACCTCCAGATCGCGACCCGCCTCGGCGTGAACCCGCAGATCTTCGCGACGACCACACCGAAGCGCGTGCCCACCATCCGCGCCCTGGTCGACATGGCCAAGTCCGACCCGCGCCGCATCCGCATGATCCGCGGCTCGACGATGGACAACGCAGCCAACCTGGCTGCCGTCTACCTCGAGACGATCGTGGGCAAGTACGCCGGCACGTCGATCGAGCGCCAGGAGCTCTACGGCGAGGTGCTCGACAAGGTCGAGGGCGCCCTGTGGGTGGACGAGGACATCGAGGCGGCGCGCACGTACGACATCGGCATGCTGGCCGATGAACGGATCACGGTCGTCGGCGTCGACCCGTCCGTGGCCGAGAAGCCAGGCGATGAGTGCGGCATCGTCGTCGCGACGTCGACCAAGGAGCGTGAGCTCTATAAGCGGTCCGCCTGGGTCGTGGACGACCGGTCCATCCTCGGCAGTCCCGAGGTCTGGGCCAAGCGCGTCATCGAGGCGGCCAGGGACTGGAACGCGATCGTGGTCGCGGAGAAGAACCAGGGCGGCGAGCTCGTGCGGATGGTGCTCAAGGGCATCGACCCCACCGTGCCGATCGTGCTCGTGTCAGCGACCAAGGGCAAGGACATCCGTGCCGAGCCCGTCGTGCTCGCCTACCAGCAGGGCCGCGTCCACCACGTTGGCCGGTTCGTCGAGCTCGAGGACGAGCTCACGGGCTGGGTGCCTGGTGAGTCCGGGTACAGCCCGAACCGCCTCGACGCGCTGGTCTGGGCGCTGACCAGCCTGGTCGTCGATGAGAAGACGCTGCGCGCTGTCGCGACACCGATGCGCGCCACGCCGGTCGCCGGCGAGATCCAGTCCGCCGTGCCGTCGTGGCGCCGGCAGATGTCGCAGCGCAGCAACCTCTCGCTACGGCGCTGAGCAGACGTGGTACTGTAGACCTCGTACGGCGGTGGGCAGACGGCCCGCCGAGAGGAGACGAGATGAAGAAGATGCTCGACAACCCCGACCTCGAGATCACCACCGAGGTCACCGCACCCGGCGAGCTGGCCATCTACCTCGACGGCCAGAAGGTCGGCACGGTCGAGGTCCAGCAGGACACGACCATGGCCGACACCCGGTACGTCGTGCTCATCGGCCACGGCCTGATGATCGAAGACGCCGACGGCGGCTACGTGCAGCACGCCATCTTCGGTGGCGGCGCCGCCCAGACCGTCACCCTGGAGGAGCCCGTCTGATGCACGCATCCACCGCCATGCTCATCAATCTCCACCTCAAGACCGGTGACAAGGTCTCGAACGAAGAGATCAGCGCGTCGGAGGACCTCCTCGAGCTCGTCGAAGACGCGGAGGCCTACTTGGCCAGCTACACCGGCGGGTTCGAGTTCCTCGTGGACACCAAGGCGCACGTCGATCGCGGCATGTCGCTCACGATCGGCCAGGCCCGCGGTGTGCTCAACTGCATGGTCGCGGACCAGCGGCGCAAGGCTGACGCCGCGACGCCAGCCGTCACCCTCCCCGAGGGCGCCGTCTTCCGCATCGACGGCGCGTTCTTCAAGACCAAGAAGAACGCGGCCGGCACACGGATCTACGGCCTCAAGCTGAACACCCGGCCGTGTGAGGTCGCTGGCTGCTCGAACCTTGCCGCCGGCAAGATGCCTGGCGAGCACATCGCGGTATGCAAGGTCCACGCCGACGGTGCGGCTCTCGACAAGATCAAGCTCGACTGGAGCTACGGCAGCGCCTACGCCGAGATGCTCAAGAAGTTCATCGTCGAGGGCGGCAAGCCCTTGACCCTCGCCGAGATGGAAGCGTGGGGCGTCATGTCCGGCGTCTGCCTCATCTGCGGTGCCACCCTGAGCAACCCCGCCTCCGTCGCGCGCGGCATCGGCCCGGTCTGCGCGACCCGCTACTCCTACTGAGAGGAACCCACCATGCCCAAGACCACCACCCCCATCCACCTCGTCGTCAGCCCGGCGGCCATGGACTTCATCGTCATGGTCGAGCAGGCGATCCCGCCGGCGGCCGGCCCGCTCAACTACATGATCGACCGCATCGCGGACGGCAACATCGAGCGGCTGCTCGAGAAGACCGAGCCCGTGGTCGCCGAGTTCGAGGACATCCGCGAGTTCGTGCGCGGTCCGATCCGGTTCACCCTCAAGGTCGGCGACGTCGAGGCCGACGGCACGGCCACGGTCCTGCTCATCACGGTCGAGGTCGTCCTGACCATCGACCAGTAGAGACGTGGTACGATAGACTTCGTACCGAGAGAAAGGAGACCACATGGCCCCAGCCACCACCATCGACGCCGGCACCTTCACGGCATCCGTCAAGAAGTACGCCGGCCTGATCAATCCGATGTCGTCCACCCTGGCGGACAAGACGGCGGCGTCGGTCGTCGCAACGGCCCCGGCCGAGGAGCAGTCCAAGCTGCCGGGCGCGGTCGTCGACGCGGGCGAGAAGTTCTACCGCCCGAACGGCGAGGAGTACCTGCCGCGGCTCATCGAGGTCGGCAACGCGACGCTGCGTGACGTCGACCTGGTGCAGACGGCGTACGACAACCGCATGCCCGTCCTGCTGTCGGGCCCTCCCGGCACCGGCAAGACCGCCATGGTCGAGGCCGTGCTCGAGGGCTGCCTCACGGTGCAGGGCACCGGCGAGACCGAGGTCGCTGACTTCATCGGCAGCTGGACACAGCAGCCCGACGGCAACTACCTCTGGGTGGACGGGCCGTTGACGGTGGCGGTCGCCGAGGGCAAGCCGCTGCTCATCGACGAGATCGCGCTCATCGACTCGCGGGTCATGGCCGTCGTGTACGCCATCATGGACGGCCGCGACGAGCTCGTGATCACCGCGAACCCGGAGCGCGGCGTCGTCAAGGTCGCTGACGGGTTCTACGTCGCCGGCGCCTACAACCCCGACGTCCCCGGTGCGATCGTCTCGGACGCCCTGCTCAGCCGGTTCAAGATCCACGCGACCGTCGGCATCGACTGGTCGCTCCTCAAGCAGCTCGACGTCCCGGCCAAGGCCGTGACCATGGCTCGCAACATCCACAAGAAGATGGCCTCGGGTGAGGTCATGACCGCCCCGCAGATCCGCGAGCTGCTCGTCTTCAAGCAGACCGAGGAGATCTTCGGGACCGACATCGCCCTCGCCAACATCATCGCCCAGGCCAAGCCGGAAGACCGCCACATCGTCACCGAGATCGTGAACAGCGTCTACGGCATCACGGCCACCTCGCTCAAGATCGGAGCCTGACCATGACCACCTCGACTTCCTGCATGGCAATGCATGACCACGGCTACATCTGCACCAAGCCGCCCGGTCACACCGGCGAGCACGGTGCCTTCATGCCCGACGGCACGGCCATCGCCACGTGGACCGACCACGGCGCGATCACGACGTCGCCGGCTCCGCCGGTCGCCGCTCCCACGGCGCCGGCCACGGCGCCGGACGCCGAGCCGTACTTCGACCAGGACGGCAACCTGATCCGGTCGAAGGCCTCGCCCGACGGCCGCATCGTCCTCTCCAAGAAGGCGGCCGGCACCGTCACGTTCGGCACCTACTGCGAGCTCGACCGCATGACCGACACCGGCACGGTCCTCCAGACGGCGCGGCTGCTCGCGGTCCTCGCGGCCGACGGCAAGGGCTGGCTGATCACCCGCCAGGTCAAGCGCCACGACGCGTCGTCCGCCAAGTGGACGGTCAACCACTTCGCGATCGGCCCGGACGAGGACGCGCTCGAGAAGCTGGGCGAGCTGATCGCCGGCAGCAGCACCAGGTGCAAGGAGCTCCGCGGCGAGCCGATCATGGTCCAGATGACCACGGCCGACGTCGAGGCGCTCGGCAAGCTCGAGGCGCCGGTCACCCGGTACGCCGCCAAGAACCGGTACGAGAAGCTCTACGGGGTGGGGGCCTGACCATGGCAGACGAAGAGGCTGTGCCGAAGCGGAACGCGGAGTTCACGGTCAAGTGGAGCCGGCCCGGGCTGGACCAAGTCCGGGTCGGCAAGGGACGAGCCCTCGGCTTCAACGCCGACGGCTCGCTCCTGATCGTGGACGATGACGGCCGGTTGCGGGCGATCCGCCAGGAGCACGTCAAGCGGCGGGTCAAGGTGGGGAGCCGCCTCAAGTACGAGCCGTGGACCGAGGCGGACGACCAGGCCTTGCGTGATACGATGGAGACTGACGCCGGGGAGACGCCCACGGCGAAGACGAGGAGACGCCGATGACCGAGACGCTCAAGCTCCGACGGAAGCCGTCGGGGGTGATCAATGGCCAGCTCAAGACGTTCGCACCCTTCGCGGACGACGCGGCCGTCGTCAAGATCATGGCGGTCGACGGTCCCACCATGGCGCCCGCCTGGTACGACCACGCCACCGGCGAGATCACCATCGCCTACGAGGCGTTCAACGACCTCGCTGATGCCGACATGCGGCTGGTCCCGTCCGCCGGGACGCCGGCCGCCAAGCTGACCGGGCTCGTCATCCACGAGGCCGCCCACTCGCGGTGGTCACCGTGGCTGGTCGCGTTCCGCAAGTCGGCCCGCGAGAAGAAGATCTCGCCCGCTGTCACGGACGTCGTCACCCTCCTCGAGGAGCTGCGCATCGAGCGCCGCGCCGTCGACGAGAGCGGCTACGCCAAGGACGCGCTGCGGTCGTCGTTCACGATCATCACCGAGAACCTCGTGGTGCCGGAGTCGATGTACACGGCCGCCTCGATCTGGGCGCTGGTCGTCGGACGGCGCCACGCCCAGGTCGTCATCGACCAGGACATCGAGGATGCGGTCGACATGATCGCCGGCGTCATCCCTGAGTCGATAACCGAGGAGCTCGACGAGCTCATGGCTGAGGCCGTGTCGCTCACTCCCGAGGACCCGCTCACCCCGGACGCCGAGGACCGCCTGGTCGAGATCGCGACCCGCTGGGTGGAGCTCGTCGGCAGCCCGGCCGGCGGTGAGCAGCCGGCCATCGGTGATGTCATCGACAGCTCGGACCCCGGCGACAGCCCGTCGCCTGGCGATGGTGAGGCTGGCGACGGTGAGGGCAAGGGCGACGGCACCGGCGGCGACCTCGACGAGGACGGCACGGGCGAGGGCGCTGCTCCCGGTGACGGTGACAGCAAGGAGCCTGGCGGCACCAGCCTGGTCGCCGGTCACGGCTACTCGCCACCCGGGCCGGACGACGAGCCCGTCGTCCACATCACCGAAGAAGATGCCGAGTGGCTGCTCGAGGCCATGGAGAAGGTGACTGACGAGGTCAAGGCCAACGCTCACGGCGCGGTCTACGGCGGCGGCGGTCAGCGGACGATGGACCCGAGCAAGTCGCGGGTCTGGTCCACCCGGTCCAAGCGGTTCGAGGCGACCGCGCCCAGCGACAAGGTCCGTCGTCAGGTGACCGACCTGGCACGGGCCCTCGAGCGGCTGAGCTACACGGCGCCGCACGTCGTCAAGGTCCCGTCGTCCGTGCCGCCTGGCCGGCTCGACACGCGGCAAGCCGTGCTCTCCTCGGCCCAGCGGTCGCAGGGCATGATGAGCACCGCCACGCCATGGGAGCGCAAGAAGCGCAAGCACGTGCAGAACCCGCCGTTGACCATCGGGCTGATGACCGACGTCTCGGGCTCGATGCGCTGGGCGCAGAACCTGGTCGCCGAGGCTGCCTACGTGTTCGCCCAGGCGACGCGGCGGGTCGCGGGTCGGTGCGCCGCGGTCACGTTCGGCGACAAGGCCGAGGCTGTCGTGGCGCCCGGCGAGCTGCCCACGCACGTCATGGTCCGTCCCGCGAACGGCGGGTCGGAGGCCTTCGACGCGGGGGCCGCCGCCCTCGAGAAGGTCCTGCACCTGGTCGACGGACGGCCCGGTGCCAAGCTGCTGGTCGTGGTCTCGGACAACCACCTCGTCGCGTCGGGCGAGCCCGCAAGGCGCGACCAGTGGCTCGCCAAGATGCAGAAGGCCGGCGTCGCCGTCGTCTGGGTCGGCGCGTCGACCGGCGAGAAGAACCTCCAGAAGTACGGCTGCCAGCTCGTGAGCGCCGAGGCGTTCAGGAAGGGCAGCATCAAGGTCATGGCGGACGCCATGCAGCGGGCGTTCGACGCCCACAAGATCTGAGGAGCTGCCCATGTGGATGATCACCAAGACCGGGTTCGTGAGCTTCGTCGAGCACCGGGACGACAGCGAGGCGCTGATCGCCCGGGCTCGACGGCGGGTCGACCTCGAGCTCACGTTCCCCGCCCAGGCCGAGGCCATCACCGAGGACCCGAAGGCGGACTACCGCTGGCGGGTCAACGTGCCGCGGGCCACGGCCGCCCAGGCCGCGCTCGCCGCGGTCGAGGCCGTGGACTACACGTCGCACGCCAAGGAGGCCATGGCCGGCGCTGTCAAGGACGAGGGCCGGTACTCGGCGTACCTCAACGTGTGGACCGCGCTCATGCGGCTGCAGCAGTCACCCATCGCCACCACCACCACCACCACCACCACCATCTTGGACACGCCCAGCGAGCCGGTGGCGGACGACGGGAACCCGTGGGAGGGAGTGCCTGACATCGACGACGCCCGCGACTACGCCATGGACTGCGAGCTCGACACCGGCCTGGACTTCCCGTGGGAGCTCCTCGAGGCGGCGCTCGACGAGATCGCCACGATGCGTGCCAGGACCTAGTTCTAACTTCGTGACCACGGTGGTAGGTTCACGGCCGACACGACATGACCCGACTGAGAAGGAGACCACGATGATGCCCCTCATCGTCGGCCATCGCGCCAACACGGACGACGCGAAGCGCGGCCGGTACCGCCCGTTCACCGACTCGTCCAGCGCGGTGACGCTGGACAAGTTCGCACCCGGGTGGCGTGACTACCCGTGCGCGAACCTGCTCTGGTCGCGCGACGACGACGCCGATCCCGAGGCTCGCGCCAAGGCGATCATGAACCGCAAGGAGGACACGCTCGTCCTCTGCGGTCGCGACGTCGCCAAGGCCTTCAAGCTCTCGCCGGCCGTGAAGATGTTCACGTACTACGAGATGCGCAACGGCAAGACCGTGGTCGTGGTCCCGCACCCGTCGCCGCGCAACCGCCTCTGGAACCAGAAGCGGATCCAGCGCAAGATGGTCGCGCTGTTCAAGGAGATGGCGGATGCTCACACCGCAGCTGCCGCCGCCTGACAGCAAGCCCGAGGCGCAGTTCTCGGACGACCTCGTCGAGAAGGTCGGCGAGCTGAAGGCGCTGCGGGCATGGATGGCGACGGCCAAGAAGGCCGCGGACCAGCTCCGTGACGAGATCCTCCAGGAGCTGGGCGACGCCGACAAGGCGATCACGGACCAGGGCACGCCGGTCGTGCACGTCGAGCGGTCCACGAAGAGCGTCCCGAACACGAAGAAGCTCCAGGCCCTGTACCCCGAGGTCTGGAACGCGGTCCTCGAGGAGTCGGAGCGGGTCACGCTCAAGATCGATCTGGAGTAGCTTCAAGCGGTACGATCCGACCGCGATGGCCCGGGACCTGCTCAGCTTCACTGTCGACGCACTTGCGGTGCGGCGCCTTGTCCGCCTGGTGACGGTGGATGAGATCGCCGCACCGCTTCGTCGTTCCGTGGGTGAGATCGACCCGCGCCTGGACTACCTGGTCCACTGCCCGTCCTGCACCAGCGTGTGGGCGGCCGCGGTCGTGCTCATGGCTCCGCGGGTGATCCGCCGGCTGCTGGCTGCGAGCGAGACCGCGATCCTCATCGGCCAGGCCGCTGACCTCCTGGAGCGAAAGGCCGCAGCGTGAGCATCTTCAGCGAGCAGCCGGTCGAGAAGAACACGGGTCGCAAGTACGAGCCGCAGGACGGTGACGCGGTCGCTGCCCCTGCCACGTACAACGCACCTCGCGGCATGGTGGCCAGCTCGCAGACCCTTCCGCTGAAGGCCAAGTCCACGAAGAGCGAGATCCTTCGTCCGTCCACCCGCGACTGGCAGCGCGCCGCCTGGGACTTCTACGACGAGATCGGTGAGATCAAGTTCGCCTTCGGGATCAAGGGCGCGATCATGAGCCGTGTGCGGCTCTACCCAGCCGTGGTCATCGACCCGTCCGAGCCACCCACGCCTCTGCGCGACCTCAACGACGACTTCCACGAGGACGGCGTTGACAGCGACGCCATCACGGCTGCGCTCAAGGCGAGCGACGACGCCTTCGAGAAGCTGTCGAGGAACCACCTTGGTGGGCTGAGCGAGCTCATGCGGTCGTTCTCGATCAACCTCGATGTCGCCGGCGAGTTCTTCTTCCTCGAGCTCAAGGGCCGGTACATCATCGCCAGCATCGAGGAGCTGACGGCCAACGGGTCCAGCGCATCTGGCGGCTACCGCCTCAAGCAGTCGCGCGACGCGACCGGCTCCAACCAGGCCGCCCGCCAGGGCCTGCCCCTCGCCAAGGACACGTACGTCGCACGGATCTGGCGTGGCCACCCGCGCTGGTCCAAGGAGCCGGACTCGACGATGCTCGGTGTGCTCAGCCAGTGCGAGAAGCTCTCGCTCTTGGATCGGGCGATCCGTGCCACGGCTCGCAGCCGGATGAACGCCGGCCTGGCCTTCGTCCCGGACGGCATCCACGTCGAGTCCATGGAGGAGGAAGAGCGGCCGCTCGAGCAGACGATCTTCGACGCGCTCACGGCGCCGGTCGAGAACGAGGCAGCCGGTACGACCGTCGCCCCGCTGATCCTCCGCGGTCCGCCCGAGGTCGGGGACAAGATCCAGCTGCTCGACGTCCTGCGCACCTTCGATCCTGCTCTCGCAACCACCGCTGACCGGGCACTCGAGCGGTTGATGCAGGGGATGGACATCCCCAAGGACATGGTCACGGGTCTGGCCAACGTCCGGTACTCCAACGCGATCGTCATCGACGACGGGCTCTACAAGGCCCACATCGAGCCGACCTGCCTCTTCGCAGTCGACTCCATGACCTCGGCCTGGTATCGACCGTTCCTGCGCCGTGTCGGCGTCCATCCCAAGCTCGTCGACAAGCTCGTCGTCTGGTACGACCCGTCTGAGATCGTCACCCGTCCCGACCGCTCCACGGCAGCCAACGAGGGCTACGACCGCGGCCTGCTGAGCGGCATGGCCTGGCGCACGGCTCGCGGCTTCAACGAGGCCGACGCGCCCGACATCGACGAGCGCATCCTGCGCATCGCGTTCGAGAACGCCGGCCAGGTCCCGCCGGACACGCTGGTCGCTCTGCTCGAGCACTTCGCGCCCGAGATCTTCGAGGAGATCCGGAACCAGAACCAGCAGGAGTCCGGCATGCCGTCGGGCATCAGCTCCATGCTGGAGGGCGGGCAGCCGCCGGCAGCGCCAGAGGGCGAAGCCGCACCGCCCGTACCGGAGGCCGAGCAGCCGCCGGCAGACCAGCCGCCGCAGGGCGGACCGATCCCGCCACAGGAGCCAGCGCAGTGAGCCTCTTCGAGGAGCTCGGCTTCCAGCTGCCGATCATCGAGACGCTGGACGATGTCGAGACGGCCCGCCGGCTCTACCCGGATCCTGTGGCGCAGCGCTACATCACCAAGCGCGAGATGGCGCTCGTCGCGGCCGGCGGTGGCAAGTGGAAGTGGGATCCCGTCCTCCACCCTCGTGGCAAGGATGGCAAGTTCATCGAGATCGGGGCGTGGATCAAGTTCCTGTCCGGCGGCAAGTGGAAGCGCAGCCGCGTCAAGTCGATCAACCCTGACACGGGTGCCATCACCACGGCATCCGGCGACGTCGTCGAGAACCCGTCCAAGAACGCGTACTCGCTGCCCAAGCCCAAGGCGACGCTCCCGCTGCCGGTGATCAGCAAGTCCGAGGACAAGGGCTGGAAGAAGGTCGGCGGTCAGGGCGGATCGAACCCAGGCGGCATGTTCGAGCTCGTCAAGAACGAGCCCATCACGGACCCGAACCTGCCTGGTGTTCCGCGCGTATCGGCGGACCTCGTCTACGGGGACAACGCCCACTTCTGGTTCGTCAGCAACGGCGTGCTCGTCACGGTGGACACGGACGGCAACTACACGGACATCGTCAGCGGCAAGACCATCGCCAAGGAGACCTTCGACCAGCTGCCGAGCTGGGGCGTGACCGACACGCCCGAGCTGTGGAAGGCGGTAGCTGATGCCAAGGCGAGCGCCCCCGTCGCGTTCGAGCCTGGCGACGTGGCGTACATCAAGAAGAGCAAGTCCGAGGACCACGCCCGCAACGAGTTCCTGGCGAACGAGCTCTACGCCCTCGGCGGCGTGCCGATCCCGCAGGTCAACGTTGGTGACGACGGGATCACGGTTGCCAGCAAGGTCGTCAAGGGTGAGCATCCCGCCAAGCCGCTGACCGAGGCGACGCCGGAGGAGCTGGCCAAGCTCCGCAGTGACTTCGTCTTCGACGCCTGGCTCGCCAACTGGGACGTCGCCGGCCTGGTCTACGACAACGTCCTGATCGTGGACGGAACGCCGTATCGCATCGACGCCGGCGGCTCGCTGCTGTACCGCGCGCAGGGTTCGCCCAAGGGCAAGTTCTTCGGCAACAAGGTGGGCGAGCTCGACACCCTGCTCGACCCGTCCATGAACCCGCAGTCCGCCAAGGTCTTCTCAGGCCTCACCCAGGACGAGATCAACGACGGGCTCGGCCGGCTGGCCTCCATCGATGACGAGAAGATCCAGCTCGCCGTGGCCCACGCCGGTCTTCCGGATTCGGTCGCCGCGACGCTGATCGCTCGCAAGGCGTACATCCTCGACAAGTACGGCAAGGCGCCGCAGGAAGACGATCTGCCCGATGTGGTCAAGCTCGCGAACATCGAGCACGACAACCCGCCGCCGGTCGAGGGGCTTGACGACGTCGCGGTCAACGCCGACAAGACCGCGCAGGCGGAGGCGCTGCTCCCGTACTTCACGAGCAGCAACGACACCCACAAGGAGCTGATCGGGGATCAGGTCATCGCGTTCGCGTCGGTCGAGGATGATGGGATCGCCTCGTGGAGCGTCGAGGAGGCTTTGTCGGGGGTGGAGCTCGACAGCGGCACGGCCCTCGATCTGCCCGACGCCATGTACGAAGCGGGGATCGCCGCGCTCGGTCACGAGCCGTTCGACTCGTTGGTGCAGTCCGCGAAGCATGTCGCTCAGCTCGACGCCGAGAACGCAGACCCGTACCGCCAGACGCCTCCGATCCCCGACAACCCGTCCATCACCCCGGACGACCTCGAGCAGATCATCGCCGAGAAGGCCAAGATCCCAGACAGCGAGAAGCTGACGGTCCACACGGGATTGTCGTCTGGGACGTTCTGGTCCAACACGATCACACCGTGGGCGGACAACGCACCTCTCATCCAGGTCCTGTACGGCGATGTTGCCTTCTACGGCGCCGATGCCACAGCCGCCAAGACCTTGACCCCTGGGAGCGGGGCGACACCGGACAATGAGATGTTCGCAGCTGCGGCCGCGGATGTCTACAACAACGGCGGCGACTTGGTTGCATTCGCGGATGCGGACTGGGCGTCGTTCATGGCGAAGGTCGCACCTACGTGGGACGTAGCGCCGTCCGACTTCTACGTTCGACGGGTGGTCATCGACTGGCTCGCCGCCGGCGGACCCGCTGACGACTGGCCTACCAGCCTCCTCGGTACCAACTCGACCAAGGATGACTCTGATCAGACAGCTGCGTGGCTTGCTGATCTCAAGTCCAAGGTGCTCGACGGCAACGGCGGGACCGGTCAGACCCAGTCGTCCTTCCCGCTGTCCGCCAACGACTGGCCGACCTTCGAGTACGCGGTCGGCGGTGAGAACGAGACGGGCCGGCTGGTCCAGTACCCGAACACCACGCTGGAGTGGATCCCGGACGGTGAGGAGCTCCCGCCGGAGACCACGGTCCTGTACGAGGGCGACCCGGTGCTCAAGGACATCTGGCCGGCCGTGTCGGGCAAGAAGCTCCGTGCCCCCGACGAGGCGGGGACCGGTCCGTACGTCGTGACCATCCCGCCGTCGTTGACGAAGAGCGCACTGGCCTCCATCGTCAAGGACGCGAGCGCGTTCACCGACCAGTACAAGCTCGACGTCACCGTGACCAAGTCGGACAATGGCGCCATCAAGCTGACGGGTACCAGCTACGCCGACGTGCTGAGCCTCTCGTCGCTGCTCAACATGGCAGCCAAGCCGATGACCGAGACCACGGCCGTGGACGTGGCGCCTCCCGAGCCTGAGCCTGAGGACAAGCTGTCGGACCTCGCCGGCTTCGGCCAGGCGCCGCCGGCCGACTACGACCCTGGGTTCCCGGATCTTGGCACGACCAAGGCCGACGACTTCTTCGTCCACACCACGCCGGAGCGGACGAGCGTCAAGTCCATCGTCAACACGGGCCAGGCCGCCCTGCTCGCGTTCCCGTCGCCGGACGGTCCACGGCTCGCGCAGTACGTCAGCCACTCCCTCACCAGCGCGGACGTTCCGTCTGACCTGACCTTCCGGGTCTACGGCAAGACCCAGGCCGACGACTACGAAGTGACCGTCCCGATCGACCAGTGGTCCACGTTCCTGGTGCTCGCTGAGTCGTCGTACAACACGAAGACCAACGCCAGCATCATCGACATGTGGCGATCGTTCCTCGACACGGGTGTCCCGCCGGCCGACGGCGGTCCGCTGGCTGCGACCTACACGACTGACGACTGGATCAGCGCGACCATCCCCACGGCCCAGGTCCCGCCGGCGTCGCTCGAAGAGGGGATGCTGCTTGCCGATCCCAGCATGAGCGCGTACGGGTACGGCAAGCCGTTGAAGGGCCTCTGGCAGATCACGGCCCTCTCCACCGACGGGTACTCCGTCAAGGTCACGATTCATGACCCGGCCAACAAGGTGCCGGACGAGACCTTCTCGGTCAACGTTGGGACCATGATGCCCGTCGTCAAGGGCGCGACCTCCGCGCAGGTCGATGCTTGGATGACCGCGCACATTGCCAAGGCATCCGATGTCGTGGACGCGTCCGACCTGGCGTCGCATCCGGCGATCAAGCCGATCGGCATCATCAAGAACGTGACGACCGCGAAGGCACTTGCCGCGGACTCGAGCCCCTGGGTGATGCTCTACCCGGCTGCTTCCGACTACTACCAGGTGTCGGACGGCATCGGGATCCCGTTCAAGCTGACGTCAGCCACGACGCAGGGCGGCAGCACGTACCGGGCATACGGCACGACGGTCGATGGCAAGAAGGTGTCGGCCATCGTTTCTGCGTCATCGGTGCTTGCGACGATCGAACCGCCCAAGATCGCGATCCCCGCGGTCACGTTCAAGAAGGACTGGACCATCGTCGCCGACGGCAAGGTCGTCGGCCATTGGTCCAAGCATGGCTTCGGCTCGCCAACGTACAAGGTGACCCTCGACGGCGAGTACGTGGGCACCGGGTCCAAGCTCTCCATGACGAGCTACAAGCTCTCGACGATCAAGGACCTGACGGCGCATCACCTGATCATGCCGCCCGCGGCTGTCCCGCCCACCACGGAGAAGCCGACCAAGTCGGCGCTCAAGGCGGCGGTCACATCGACGCCATCAGCCGCCGGCGTCCTGTCTGACGGGTCGTCTGCGTCGATCGGGGTCAAGGTCGTCCACACGTCCAAGGGCGTGCACGGCGTGATCAGCAAGCTGCCGGACCAGGACAAGTACCCTGGCTACGTCTACGTCAAGACCGAGGACGGCAAGAACAAGCTCTTCTCGTCCAAGAGCCTGGCGGTTGACGTCGATGCCGAGAAGGCGTCGTACACCGGGCCCTTGACCAAGGACGGCCACATCCCGAAGCCGGGCATGTCCGTCATCACGGGCAAGGCCAAGCTCGAGGGCACGATCGTCAAGGTCGACGACAAGAAGGCCTGGGTGACGGTCCTGCTGCCGGACGGCACCAAGAAGGTGACGACGCTCGCGACCACCACGGTCAACGGGTCCGCGATCGACGTGCCACCTGGCGCCGGGCCGGCCGGGGCGAAGGTCAAGCTGGCGGAAGTCGCCGGCACGGCCACGCCGCCGCCTGCCGCGGTTGTGCCCAAGGCGGTCGCGAACAAGTGGCTCGTCGCCGAGGGCCGCAAGCCCATGGCCGACGGCAACGTCCCGTACCTGGGGATGCCGGTCAAGACCAAGAAGGGCGAGGAGCTCTACGTCGTCAAGTTCGCGGGCGCGACCACCACGTCCAAGAACTCGATCACGCTGTGGGATCCCGAGCTCAAGAAGACCGTCACCCGGTCCGTCACGACCCTGAGCTACAACGCTGACTCGCCGTTCGCGCAGGCGCCGCAGGCTGGCTCGCTTGCGCTGACCAGCGTGTACAAGTACAGCAGCAACTACTCGTCTGGTGATCTCATGGTGGAGCAGTCACCTGTCATCGACCTGCCGGCAGGCGCGCAGGTCTGGATGAAGAAGACCCGCGGCCCGCACAAGATCGTGACGTACCGTGTCCTCTACCCGAACGGGACTCTCACCACGTACTCTGGCAGCAGCGCGAACCCGCAGAAGATCGGCGATCCGCAGTGGACCGTCCACGACATCTTCACTGACGACTACCAGGGCTCGTGGACGTTGGTCGCCGTCGGCAACCCGGACTCGGACAAGGCCCTCCAGGGCGTCTACGGCAGCATCTACAACCAAGGCAAGGAAGCCGAGTCGTTCGAGTCCCACGGGTTCACGCTGACTCCGTCTGTCGTGGACAAGGCGGTCCTCACCGACGTTGGCATCGCCACCAAGGTGACGACCAAGGCCAAGCCGTCGCAGACGGGCATGCCCGCCGGCATGAGCCCTCCGAACCTGCCGCCCAAGATCATCCCGATCGGGGCGAAGCTCGCACCGCCACCGCACAAGAAGCACGTCGTGCCGAAGGACGGCGACAAGACTTACGACGTCCCCGAGGCGACGCCGGTCAGCGACATCGCCGGCAAGCCGGCCGGTACCGGCTCGCCGTCGATCGGTGAGGCGATCATGGACACCTTGGCGTCGGCCACCTCCACGGAGGCTGGGTCTGCCGTCACGACGACCATCACCGATGGCGACCGCCTGCAGGACATGGCCGTGCGGTTCCAGGCGGTTGTCGGCGCGGACGGCAAGGAGTACATCGAGGCGCGGTTCAAGCTGACGCAGGACGCGGCTGATGCCGTCGGCACGCAGCTCGTCTCGTCGACCGGCAAGCCGACCTACGGCGGTTGGGACAAGACCAACATCAACATCAAGGTCTTGAAGGTCGGCGACATCATGTCTGTCCGCGTCGGCCACCAGGGAGGATCCGGCGGCGCCGAGGTCCTCAAGCCGAACGACGCCGAGTCGGCTGCGCCCAACGTGACCGTCGCCTCGGATCCCGTGCTGCTGCCCGAGAAGAGCAAGACGGGCAAGGACGTCTACCGCGTCCAGGTCGTCAACTCGAACGGGGAGCTCGGCGAGGTCGACATCGAGGACCGCGATGGCAACACCTTCGGGATCTTCTCGTACAACCCGGACAAGCTCATCCCGGCCAAGGCCGGTGTCCTGTCCGTGACGCCCGAAGCGGTCGAGGCTGGATGGCAGCGGATCGGCAACTCCGGCCGGATGCACACGAAGGCCAAGCCGGACAAGTACGGCCGCAAGATCTACACCGACCACTTCAACGCGACCCCCGTGACGAACGAGACCAAGGGCGGGTCGGCTCTCCACCGGACCCTGGCCGACGGAACGGACATCCAGTTCAACTATGCACACCCGCAGGAAGGCGCCGCGCTGTCGGGGCCGCGCGGGAGCTCGTTCAACAACGAGGTCCTGGTCCGCATCCCGGTCGACCAGGTAGAGGCGACCGGCGGCATCGACGCGCTGTCTGCCGCGCTGTCCGCTGTCGGGATCACCGAGGACCACCAGAAGCCGCCGACCAACGCCGAGCTGCGCGCCATGGCCATCAACAAGGTGCGCCAGCTCTTCCAGACCGGTCAGTGGCACCCGGGTGAAGTCTCGGCTGCGTCCGGCTACGACGGTGACCCGGAGACCGACAAGATCCTGGCTGATGCCGGCAAGCAGATCGGCCTGGGGCGTGCGATGACGATGGACGACGTCGTCGTGCACACCGACTCGGACGGGCGCACCATCGTCGGCTTCAGCGAAGAGGTCGCGGCCGCCATCCTGAAGCGCAAGAAGATCGGCGCGTGGATCACGTCGTTCACGTACGGCAGCAACGAGGGGCCAGTCGACCGCGCGACAGCCATCGTCGGCAACCCGAACAGTGGCCTGCTCACCTCGGACGAGCGCTACAGCCGCGGTCTGCCACAGTCGGGTGCGTCATCGTCTGCCGACCTGTCCAAGGGCACGGGTGACCGCGTGTACTTGACGGCGGTCGCCCACAAGTCGAACGTCCGCCAGTACGTCGGCAAGGCGGTCAACTCCTCCGGCGTGATCGTGTTCAACCCCATGTACATCACGGCCATGACCGAGATCTACCCAGGCACCGGCTCGGACGGCTTCGGCAACCACGGCGCCATGAACTGGGCGTCGGCTGGCGCGCAGTACGAGAACATGTTCAAGCGCAACATCCCGACCGAGGCGTTCGCCTACGTCGTCATGACCAACGAGAGCGCCCGCCAGGCTCTGCTGGCGAACCTCAAGAAGCGCGGTGTCACCGAGATCGGTGGTCGGCCGGTCGAGGAGGTCGTCATCACTCAGACTACGGCGGAGACCATCACGACCAAGGACCTGATCGGGATCGGCGTCCCGTACGAGACCATCCCAGTCACCCAGGCAGGTACGCTGTGAACATCTTCTCCGAGCCCTGCGCCATCGACGTCGTGGACATCAACAACCCCGACGTGAAGGGTTCGCTTCTGGCCCAGTCCGTCACGTACGAGGAGCGCCACTCCATCTTCGATGAGCCGATCCTCGAGGCGTTCGATGGCGAGATGGTCCACTACCTGACGCTCGGTGCTCCGCCGGTGACGGTGGAACCGGGGCGGTTCACGGGCATGAGCTCGGCGGCGACCATGCTGGATGTCCGGCCCATCCAGCCCGAGGATGCGATGATGGCCCTCGGCCGCGGTTGTACCTTCCCGGTCGACCTGCTCGAGGCACTGACCATGGGAGTTGCCCAGATGCCGGATGACGTGCAAGCCATCGTGGACGACGAAGGCGACGTCACGACTGTCATGCTCTGGGCGGACACCGGCATCTACGTCCGGTTCGACCGTTCATGGTGGATGGTCCCGCCCGGCCAGGACCCGGATCCGCTCGACGGGGCCACGGTCGTGAGCGTCACCGACGACGCCGTGGCCATGTACGACGAAGCCGACGCCATCGGTCAGCAGGTCTCGATCCACTCGATGCCGGTCGCCGACGACGAGGACATCAGCATGATCCCCGTGCGGTTCGCGCCTCCGGCTGACGGTGAGGCCGTGACGGCCGCGGCCACGGTGCTCAGCCGGCCGCGCACGAAGATCATGCCGATCAAGCGCCGCGAGGACGTGCCGCGCGCCATCCAGGCAGCTGCGTCCGATCCGACGGCGCGCTGGTACGTCGAGAAGCGGCTGCAGGCCCTTGGCCTGGCCGACGAGTTCCCGCTCCCCTGGAAGAACTGATGCGCACCGACCCAGTCCCTGCCCGTGTCCGTGACTCGCTGCGAGGCCAGGACTTCAGGTCACGCCCGCTCCTGGCGGCTGCGTCGCTCGAGGGTCGGATGACGATGGACCAGATCGAGCGCACGGCCATCGTCGCGGCGGGCACTCCGCTCGGGAACTGGGCCAACCGGGTCATCCGGACCGAGGCCCGCCGGGTCCTCGACCAGCACGAGATCAAGGATCTGCCGCAGGCCGTGCTAGCGGACGACGACCTGGACTGCGTCGTCGTGGGGCTCCAGGCGGCCGGTCGGTTCTTCACCAAGGACGGCTGGCAGGACGGCGAGATCGAGGGCGAGCGGCTCGAGATCGACGAGGCGACCACCGCTTGGATCCTGGCGTCGCTCTCGGACGGGGTCGATGCCGTCATCTTGCGCTCCTGGGCACCTGTCGCT